CTAATCACTCGGCCCTAAAGAAAGCAAAAAGCCCCGATTCTCCGGGGCTTTCTCTAAGCGGGCGACGAGGCTCGAACTCGCGACCCTCAGCTTGGGAATCCGGCACCTGGCTTCGCTACAGGGAGTCTGAGGGAGTCCACGTCGTATGCGAGGGGGTCTGGCGTGGGTGATCTGCCGAGTCCGGGACAAGGTTCGGGACAACGTTTCCGGTGCAGGCCACCTCCCGCGCTGGCCTTGTCACAGGAAAGTTGCGCGGGTTCGGTGGCCTGAAGGAGATGACTCCCGTGTCTGGACGGGATCACCAGCCGAGAGGCTACCCGCGTACGAGCCTCCACGTGCCCCGGCGCTTCATCGCCTCGTTCGCGCTGATCCCGCACAAGGCGCGAGCGGCCCCCGAGATCGCGATGCGCTGGTACCCGGCCTCGCGCATCGCCTGCCACGCCTCCTCGGCCGGGAGCGGACCGGCGGCGAGGAGATCCGCAAGCACGAACACGGCGGTGTCGCTGCGGTCGAAGCTCTGCCGCGTGATCCGGTCGAACCGGAGCCGCGTCGCCCGGTCGATGGCGTGGCGAAGCACCTGCCGCTCGGCTGCGGTCAGCGTCACCACTCGACGCAGCCAGCCTCCTCGGCCCACGGGTGCCCCGCCGGAGGCGGCGACGGCGAGGCGGTCGCGGTGCGCTTCAGCAGCCCGTACCCGGCAAGCTCCCCGACGAGCTTCGGCGTGATCTCGGCCGGTGCCCGCACCGTCGTGAGTTGGCCGGGTGCCTCCACGCTGTCCCCGGCCTCGACCGTCGTCCCGACGATCACGAGCCACTCGACGTAGGCGCAGCACGAGTTCGAGATCGCCTGCCGCTGCCCGTCGGTGAGTGTGTCGAGCACGTCCTCGGGGAAGCGCAGCCCCGTCTCCGGGTCGCGCTCCCACGCCTCCCCGACCACGTTGTCCACGGCCCACTGGCCGCGCATCAGCAGCCCCTCGACCTGATCGTCGGGCATCCCGCGCACGTGGCGTTGCACACGCGGGTCGCCCGCGAGGTACAGGTCGAGCGCCTCCCGTGACGAGTAGAGCGCCATCAGCGCTTCGCGGCTGCCTTCGGCGGCGTCTCCTCCGGGCCGGGCGACTGAAGCGCCGTCGTCGCCGGATCAGGCGCGGGCAGGCCGGTGATCTTCACGATGGCCTCCGGGTAGGGCACGAACAGCGTCGCGCGGATCTTCCCCCGCACGAGCACCGCGTCCTTGGTGAACTCCTGGCTGCGGTCCACGAGGACCTCCACGTCCTGCCGCCGCACGACCTGCACCTGGCGGATGCCGTACACGAGCGCGATGCTCCGGCCCGACGCCTGCCCCACCTGCGTCGTCGTCGCGAACGCCGGGACGCCCTGCGGGCGCGCGAGCGTGTCGCCAATCGAGTTCTTCAGCAGGTCGAAGTGCGTCGCGACCCACGGGTGCGTGACGATGGCGTACGGCCCCGGCACGTGCTTCCCGGCGAGCACGCCGATGGCCGCGACGAACGGGTCGTAGTTCGGGGACGTTGCGCCCGCCGTCATCGTGTTGATCCCCGGCGTGTTCGCCATCCCCTCGAAGCCCTTGGGGTCGGAGCCGACCAGTAGCTCGCGGTCGAGCTTCAGCCCGAGCACCGTTTCGAGGTTCTGCCGCACGATGGTCAGCAGGTCGGGCGAGGAGTCATCGAACGCCTCCGAGCTTCCGCGCACGAGCGCGGCGATCTTCTTCGGCGTGACCTCCCAGTCATCGAACAGCGGATCGCTCTCTGCGATCTCCTCTAGCTCGTCGTAGAACTCGGCGTCCGTGTCTCCGACGAGGCGCGGCCACTTGATGCTCTTGTTGCTCGTGGTGATGACGGGGACCCCGGTCGCGAGCACGACGGCCCGGTCGCGGAGCTTGTCCCACATGTACGTGTTCAGGTCCGGCGGGGTGACCGGACCGGCCGAGTTGTCGGCTGACGTGAGGTCGCGCGCCTCGCCCTTCGGCACGCCGCGCATCGCGTCGAGCACGCGCGCCTCGACGTTCTGCTCGTCGCCGCCGGATGCCGAGCGGGACTCGACCCTCAGCCCGCCGCCCGACTCGCCGCCGCGAGCCTCCACCTCCTCCTCGTGCTCGTGCTGCTCCTCGTCCATCTCCTCCTCCTCTGTGTGAACTCGTGCAGGCGGCGGAGCCATGCGAAGCTCCGCGTATGCCGCCGCCTGCGGATAAGCGCCCGTTGTCACGACCGACACGTCGCGGAGGGAGCGCACCTCCTCGACGGTGCGACGGTTGCCCTCCCACCGGTCGCGGCCGACGATCATCCGCCACGATGACGCGCGCAGGTCGCCGCGCTCGACCGCCTCGCGCACGTCGGCGCGGGACTCGGGAAGATCGAGCGACCAGTGCAGCCCGTCGTCGCGAGCTTCGAGCGAGAGCGTGCTCGGGTAGCGGCCGAGCGGCAGCCCGGCGTGATCGACCGTCGCCACGAGGTCGGACAGGTCCGCGTCCCTGAGCGCGCCCGGCGCGATCACCTCCGACCAGCCGCCGAGATCTCTTGACTCGACGCCGTACGGGATGCGCCCGCGCAGCCGCTTGCCGTCGAGTTCGAGCGTGTCGGGCGCGGAGCGCTGCTCGACCACCTCGTCCAGGTCGCGCTGCTCGGACTTCGCCTTCGCCGCCGCACCCGCAGCAGCCGCGACTCCCGCGAGCTTCAGCAGCCCGTCCGGCGGGGTGTCCCCGAGTTGCCGGTACAGCGCCACGAGCGCCCGCGCAGCCGCCGCGATCACCGCAGCCGGGGCGTTCACCTGCCCGATCCGGCCCGCCGCCGCATGCACGCCGTTGCGGTTCAGCGTCCCGTCCGGCTCGCGCACCGGCAGGCTGTAGCGCTCCTTCACGTTCTTCACGGACGGCCCCCGGTCGAGCACCGCCGAGCGCGCGTACTGCTCGTCGGTGAACCTCGACGCGGAGCCGTCCCACGCCGCCTTCTCAGAAGCCACAGGAGCCTCCTCCTTCGCTGGTGATGGTTCCGGTGCCGGTGGCTTCGCCTTCGCCGCCTGAAGCTCCGCCACGGCCGCGCACGCCTCGGCACGCGAGCCTGCGTTCACCGCCACCGGCAGATTCGGAGAGCGACCACTCGAACAAAACACGTGGCAGGTCGCGATGGCCGTCCGCGTCGCCTCGCCCTCGCCCATGCCGCGCTCCGCGAGCAGGTGCGCCCTGATGCGCTCCATGTAGTCCGGCAGCGGCGCGGCCATTCACTCCGCCACCTGCGGCGCGTTCAGCGGCGGCAGGTTCTCGCGCTGGCGCACCTCGTCCACGGTCATCCACCCCTGCGCGCCCGTCGTCGGGTTGCCGAGCGCGACCGCGTACGCCGCGAAGCGCTCCGTCGTGTTCGCGGTCAGGATCGCGTCGCGGAGGAACTCCACGAACACGTTGCCCGCGCAGAGGTCAGGGTCGTTCGAGACGGCCTGCTCGACCGCGACGAGGTACGGGCTGAGGCTGAACGTGAGGAACGAGCGCGACTGCCCCTCGACGTTCGAGTACGTGTGGCTGTCGCCCGACTTGGCACCGATCATCCACGGCGGCACCCGGAACAGGCGGGCGATCTCGACCGTCGAGAGTTGCCGCCGCTCCACGAACTGCGCGTCGAGCGGCGAGATCGACAGCGCCGAGAACTTCACCTCGCCGGTCACGAACGCCATCCGGCCACGGTTCTCCGCGCCCCGGTGGCGCGCCTCGAATCCCTGCTTCAGGTTCTCCACGAGGTCGTCCGCGCCCGGCCCCGGTGTCACCGTGCCGATCCCGAGCGGCGTCGAGGAGTTCGCGACCGTCGAGGCGTCCTCGACTTCGAGCGCCTTCGCGAGGCCGAGCGCCTCCCGCGCCTGCCGCAGCGGCGACAGGCCGAGCACGCCAAGCTCGTCGGTCACTGGCAGCCGCACGTGCAGCACGTCGCGCGCGGTGAGGGTGCGCTCCTCCCCCGTTGTCTGCGGGTACGCGGGCCAGTAGCGGTACAGCGGCTCGCCGCCGACGATCTGCACAGTGACCGCGCCGCCGGGGAGCACGCCTAGCTGCTCGATCTGGCCGTCGCCGTTGCGGAACTTCCCGACGAACGTGTTGCCGTTGCAGGCAAGCGCGCTCACCATCTGGCCGATCAGGTTCGACTGCGTGACCGCCGGAGCCGGAGCTTCGAGCAGGTCGTACAGCTTGCCGCTCGTGAGGCGCTGCCTGCCCTCGTCCGGGAGTCGCCTGTACGCCGCCAGCGGCAGCGTCGAGGCCGTCTCCGCGAGGCAGCGGACGCACGCGAGCACGTCCACGAGCCGCAGCGCCGCCCGCCCCCCGACCGGCTGACCCGAGACGGTGGGCGCGCTGACCATCACCTCCGGGAGGGATTCGGGGGTGAGTGAGCGTTGCTCGTCACCCCGCGAGCGAACGCGCCGGAAAAGCGCGGTCACAGGCGAAATGCTAGACAATCACAGGATGAAAAGCAGGCCGCTGTTATTCGCACAAGATTTGTGCGAGGAATGAGCGCGGCGAGCTTCCGCGCCTTCTGCCGCTCGGTTGGGTACGACCTCGAACCGTTCCAGCGCAAGATCGCGACCGCCGTCTACGGCCCCGAGCCGGAGGTGCTCGTGCTCCTCTCACGCGGCGAGGCCAAGACCACCATCGGCGGGCTGCTCGCCGTCGAGCACCTCCGCACCGTCCCCCGCCCGGCCGTCTACCTCGTCAGCACGAGCCGCGACGAGGCACGCACCGGCTTCGAGGTCGTGCGCGAATACGCCGACCACCCGGCGCTCGCGGATCAACTCGTGCTCCGCCACCTCGAAGTGCGCGTCCAGGGCGGCGGACACCTCCGAGTGCTCGCCTCCGACGCCCGTCTCGCGCTCTCGGTCAGCCCGACGCTCGTGATGATGGACGAGCTACACGCCTTCCGCGACGACGCCCTCTACGTCGCCATGCGCTCCGCCCTCCACAAGCGCGGCGGCAAGCTCGTGATCTTCTCGACCGCCGGGGAAACGCCCGAGGGAGCGCTCGGGAAGCTCCGCGCCCGCGCGCTCGCGCAGCCGCACGTCCGCCGCAGCGGATCGCTCACCGAGGCGTGGGGCGACGGCGTACGGCTTCTCGAATGGGCCGTCCCCGAGCACGCGAACGTCGATGACCCGCGCGTCGTGAAGCGCGCCTGCCCCGCCTCCTGGGTCACCGTCGAGCAGATCCGCGACATGCGCCGCGCGCTCCCCGACCACGCCTTCCGCCGCTTCATCTGCAACCAGTGGGTCGGCCGCGAGTCCGCCTGGTTGCAGCCGGGCGCGTGGCAGGCGTGCGCCGGAGTCCCCGAGTTCGAGCCGGGCGAGCGCGTGTGGGTCGCCGTCGATCTCTCCGGCGGCGCGGGCCGGTCCGACACCGCCGTCGTGTGGGTGAACGAGCGCCTCCACGTCGGCGTCGAGATCTGGACGGGCGAGCACGACCCGCAGGCCGAGGTCGCCGCGCTCCTCTCCGAACTTGCCGAGCACTTCACCGTCCAGGAACTCGTGCTCGACTTCTGGCGTGCCGCCGCCCTCGCGTCCGAGTTCGAGCAGCGCGGCCTCACCGTCGTCAGCTACCCGCAGACCGACTCCCGCCTGATCCCGGCGAGCAAGCGCCTCCATGACGCCGTGGTGGACCGGCGGCTCGTGCATCCCGACGACGAGCGCCTGAACGCGCACGTCCACAACGCCGTCGCCCGGCACTCCCGGCGCGGCTGGCGCATCGACCGCAGGGGATCTGCGAACACCCCGACCGACAACATCGACGGCCTGATGGCGCTCGCGATGGCGGTAGACCGCGCCGAGCAGCCGCAGGAAGTAGTCGAGCCGGTCCGCATGCTCGGCTGGCTGTAGGGGTTGCTTTACAAGAGAACGCGCGCGAGGAACACCAGCCCGAGAAGCGGCAGAAGCTGCCACGCCCGCCGGTAACGGAACTGCTGACGTGCCGAGGTTGGACCGTCGAGCGACCGCTTCCAGAGGACGTAACTGACGGGTGCGACGGCGAAGCAAAGCCCGGCCATCACGTACCAAAATGCTGGTGGCGATCCGCCGAGATTGGACGCAAGCATCTCCTGATCCCCATCGGTCGGTCAGGCGTCATTCCTGAACCGTCGCGCAGCCCATCTTTGCTGCGCCCGTCCTACTATGAAGCCGTGCCCAACGAGATCACTATTGCGGACGCAACCGAGTACGAGTGTCCGGCCTGCGGCAAGCACACCTTCGTCTCGGAGGGTGCCGTGCCGCCTTCGACCTGCTGGGTCTGCGGGAGAGGTCCGCTTCGACCGTCGGCCGACCTCCACTTCCGACCGGGCGAGCCGATCAAGAAGATTCCACGCCAGAAGTAATCGAAGCCATTCGCGGACGCTCGGGCAGTCGAGGGCTGCGACGCCTGGATCTATCCTGCTCCGGTGACTCTTCCGAGCGCGGAACCCGATTGGGCTGATGGAGTCGAAAGCCTGCGTCGTCGTACGGCGGTCACGGCCGCGCTCGTGAACGCCGATCTGCTCGAAGGCGCCGAGTCCCGATGGCGTGGTCAGGTCATTCCGCGTACGTCTATGCACGACCTGCTATTCACCCGACCCGGAGACGAGTATCCGTTCGAGCGATCAGTCCGTGTCGCGTTCAACCCCGATGACGAGACGTTCGCCTTCACGCTCATGTCACAGGCTGGTCCGGTCACGGGTGACGTCACGCGCCCGGAGACAGCTCCGGCCGTCCTGGACGCCTTCTTGATGCAGTTGGTCGGCCAAACATCTGACCCCGCTCAGGCGTCATAACGCAACGTTGGCCGAGGCGACCCTTCTTGCGCGGAACAGGAGGCGAAGCGGGATCAGATGATGCGGCCGGGAAGAAAACGGGAGTGGTCGCGGGCGCGGATCGTGCCGCACGATGCGTCGGTGCGGGCGGCTCGTGCGGCCGTCAGTCGAGCGGGTCCCAGTAGTCGAGGTCGAGGCGACGGTGCTGCTCGTCCCACAGCCGCTCGAACGCGAGCAGGCGAAGGAACTCATCGGGGAGGCCGTCGATCAGCCAGACGAGGTGCTCGGGGTCGCGGGCGCGGTCGAGCAGGTTCTCGATGACTCCGCGTCCGCTGAACAGGGCGGCTAGGAGCATGTGGACGCGCGGGTCGTCGTCGGGCAGGTCGGCGTCGCGGTCGTGGGAGTGCTGCACGAGCCAGTAGCTCTGCCCGAGCCGCTGCGGGTGCCAGCCTCCGTCCCACGGGTTCATCGCCTGTAGCCCTTGCCTCCGTGTTCGAGTTCGGAGCATGCCTGGCAGATCACTTCGAGGTTGTGACGCGCGTGGCTGCCGCCGTCCGCGACGCGGGTGCGGTGATGCACGACGAGCGGCAGGTCGGCCCGGCCGCAGCGCTCGCACCGTTGCCCGGCCTCGGCCTTCACACGAGCGCGCACACCCGGCTGTAGCCGGTCACGGCTCGACGGTGACGGCCGGGTGCGCCAGCCGGTGGGCGTGTGCAGCGGGCAGTAGCTCCCGCTCGACAGTCGGCCACAGCGCAAGCACGGCTTCAGCGGCATCTCGTCGCCTCCGTTCCAGTCGGTCGTCCTTGGCGTCATCGAGTTCGAGCGCGACCCGGTACGCCTCGTCTAGCTCGCCGTCCATCCTCGTCATCGCCGTCCTCCCTCGCTCGTGGTCATGGTGGGCCGGTCGCATGGAACGCCGCCTGAACCGACCCGTACGCGAAGTCGCGCCGCCTCCTCCTCCCAGGAATCAGCCCTTGACAACGAAGCAGTCCGACCAGAGACGCTAGGTCCCAGCGCGCCCCCCAGAACTCCCCGATCCGGTAGGCACCTGCGCGCGGGGTGATGTAGCGGGTGAGGGTTGGCAGTCGGAACACTCGCCACCAGTACGAGTGCTCGGGATCTAGCTGCGCTGCTCTGCCGCCTTCGGGGTTGGGGTTCTGTCTGAAGGGGTTTCGCTCTTGCAGATCCGGCGCGCGCGGCTTCTTCGCCGTGCCGCTGTCCTCGATCAGGCCGAGCGCGGGCAGGATCGTGTTGAGGCAGGCGGCGGCGTAGTCCTCGCCGTGCTTGGGCGCGCCGACCTCGCGCAGGCATTCCTGGAAGTAGCCGATGGTGATGAACGTGCCGAGGGTGCCGTCGGTGAGTAGTTCGAACAGCGGGTAGCGGCAGTGCTGGCGCTTCCAAAGGTGGTGTTCGAGAGCGGCAACCGCCCACCGCTGGTCGGGCGGGAGGGCGTTCGTCTCGTGGCGGGGTTGCATCGAGACGCGCCCGCTCATCTGCGTCCGCCCTGCTCCTGCTGAGCGGCCCACTCGGCAAGCTGCTCGCGGGTGAAGCGAATCGTGCGCTCACCGAACCGCAGGTGCGGCATCCGGCCGGACGCCACCCACGAGTAGATGGTCTTGTGGTGGACGCCGATGAGCCGCGCCGCCTCGGCGGGCTTCAGCAGCGGCTCGCTGAGGTCAACGCGCGGCGGCTCGCTCACGCCGCCCTCCGGTCTAACGGAGGGTCAGACTCGTCGGCTGGTCGAGGCGGCGCGTGCTGCCGGGCGGACGCTCTCCTGCGGCGCGGTGATGGGCGGTGGGCGCGCGGCACGACGCGGAGGATGGGCGGTGCCGGGTGTGCGCCTTGCGCCCGAAGGAGGGCGAGGAGCGCCTGATCGTTGCGGCGGATCTGCTGAGCCGCCGTCTCGAACTCGTGGAGCGCGGTGTCCTGGTCGTCCTCAGTCGCGTCGAGGACGCGCTCGAACGACGCGAGGAGGTCATCGAGCGGGGGCAGCGAGTCGAGGATCTCGTCGGCGGTCATCGGCGCAGCGCGATCATCGCACACCCTCCGCCTCGTGCTCCTCGACGGCGAACGCCCCGGCGAGCAGCCTGGCCTCCCCGGTGCGCGGCTTGTAGTGCAGGTACCGGGCGGTCGTGCGCTGGTCGGCGTGCCCGAGCCACGACTGCAGGTCCACCACGGACGCCTTGGAGATGGCGAGGCTCCCGAATGTGTGCCGCAGGTCGTGGAAGCGAAGCTCCCTCACCCCAGCCGTCCGGACGGCCTTCACGAACCGCCTCCGCAGCGCCGAGGCGTCGAGGTAGTCCCCAGCCTCGCCGGGGAACACGAGCGCGTCCTCGCCCGGCAGGTCGCCGTACGAGGCCGCGAGCTTCGCGAGCGCCTGCGCGACGGCGGGCACCATCGGCACCGAGCGCACCTTGCCGCTCTTGGGCGTCACGAGGTGACCGTGCGAGAAGCTCGCGCGCACCCGGATCGCGTCGCCGGGGAAGTCAACGTCGCGCCAGCGGAGCGCCACGAGTTCGCCCCGGCGCAGCCCGGTGAACGCGGCCGTGAGGATCAGCGAGCCGTCCTGCTCCGACTCGGCCGCGCGGACGATGGCGTGGACCTCCTCGGGGGAGTAGAAGTCGAAGCGGCCGGAGTCGTACCGGATCGTGTGCCGCTCCACGTCGGTGACGGGGTTCGAGCGCAGGCCGTACGCGCGGCGTGCCCGCTCGAACACGCCGTGCAGGTTCGTGAGGAGCTTCGAGATCGTGCGCCGGGAGAGCTTCCCGTCCGCGAGCAGTTCGGAGCGCCACCGCTCGACCTGCTCCGTCGTGACCTGCTCGACCGGCTCGTCCCCGAAGGCGGGGATCAGATGCTTGTCGAGGACGGAGCGGTACTCGCGCAGCGTGCCGGGCTTCACCGCGCGCTCGTCGCGGGCGTGGCGGAACCACTCCTCGCATGCGTCCCTGACCGTCGCCCCGGTCCGGACGAGGCTCGCGAGGGTGCCCCGGCGGGCGTCCGTGAGGATCGCTTCGAGCGCGGCCTGCGCGGTGCGCTCGGTGAAGTACCCCTCGGGCGGACGGCCCGAGCCGGTCCACTGCGGGCCGAGCTTGCGCTGCTCCTGGCGTCCGTCCGGGAGCCGGTACTTCGCGTACCAGACGCGGGCACGCTTGCCGTCCCTGGCCCACACGTGACCGCTGACCGGGTGACTGTGACTACGTTGATGTTGCACAGGGTTACCTCCTGTGTCGCGCCCCCGGCCGTGTCAGCGGTGCGGGGGCTTGTGTTTGTCCTGGCACACGTCATTGTACCCGAGCGCCGGGACAAACTCGGGACAAACTTGCACAGGACGTGTGCGAGGCCGGGCCGAAAATGGCTTGTTTCCTGGCCTTCTAGAAGCGGGCGACGAGGCTCGAACTCGCGACCCTCAGCTTGGGAAGCTGATGCTCTACCAACTGAGCTACACCCGCGCGGGCCACATAGTTTAGCCGTT